GTTTGTGAATGCTCAATGGTCTGACTACAGCGGCTCTTTTGCCCAGCCGTCAGTCCAGCAAGGTGCTTACAACGCTGAGTTTGACTTGAAGCTGATGATTTCTCCCGTGCCGTTCCTCGGTATGGAAGGCGCAGTTCAGCAAGACGCAGCAATCATTCCGTTGATTGAAGCTCGTATGAACGATGCTACCAACGTGATGATGGACGCAATGGCAACTGCCTTGTACAACAACACCACCAACACCCAACAGTTCATCGGACTGCCTGGTGCTGTGGATGACGGTACAACTATGGCTACCTACGGCAACATCAACCGCTCGACCTACACCTGGTGGAAGTCGAAGCAGTACGCTGCTGGTTCTGTTAACCCTACCCGTCAAAACATCTTGCAATACATCTCCGGCACTGTGAAGAACGGCGCTGAGATGCCTAGCTTTGGTGTTTGCGGCTTTGGTACTTGGACGCTGCTGGCTCAAGACTTTGTTGGTCAAGAGCAATATGTCATTACTCCAGGCTCCGGCTTTGACGGCGACAACAATGGCCCGCAGGCTGCATTCCGCGCCCTGATGGTTGCTGGTGTTCCTATCTATCCTGACCCCTACTGCCCCGAAGGCACGGTGTACTTCCTCAACACCAACTACCTGTCGCTCTACATCCATGAGCAAGGTTCGTTTGTGTTCACAGGATTTGAGTCCACTCTGCCCAACTGGCAAATTGGTTATGTTGGCGCTGTGCTGATGATTGCCGAACTGGTAAACGTCAAGCCCAAGTCGATGACCAAGGTGACGGGTTACAACTACCTTTCACTGTAAGGAGCATAGAGCATGTCTTTATCACTCAATAAAATCCTTCTTGCCAGTGCAGCCACTAACACGGCTGGTGCTTATCTGCAAGGCGTTACCATCACCAGCATTGGTATTGGTAACACCACGCTGATGAACGCTGGCGTGTCTAGCGCACAAAACGTCCCCGCTGGTGCATACATTCTTCCTCAAACCACCAACAACGTGGCTATTGAAGTGAATGCTTACACTTCTGCTGGTGCGAATGCATGGACTACGTACATTGCTGCTAACACTGGCGGTACTATCATCTCTGACGGATTCAACGTGCGTGCAAACGCAACTACATCCACTCAGAGCTTGACCCTGTACACCTCCAATGGCGGCAACAACGCTCCTGGCACTTACACCAGCTAAGGAGTAGACATGAACGCAAACCATGTAAGCTCTCTCTACCCAGACTCATTTGGCAATTTTGTTATTGCCGTAGCACCCATTGTTCCGCTTAATGCGGTAAGCAATGCTGCTGCTGTGATGTCTGTGGTGGGAACAAAATACATAGTTCGCCGTGTCACCATCTCAAACGCAAACGCAAGTGCTGCCACCGCTAATGTAAGTATCATTACGTCTAGTGATGGCAACGCTGCCAATGCAGTTTTTGCAACAACCAAGCTCTCAAACATCACCAGCACTACGACCTTCCAAGACATTGCTCCTACCGCTAATGCCGTTTCTAACGTGTATAGCTCAGGCGCTCTGTGGGTGAAAGTTACAACTGCCAATGATGCAACTTGTGAAGTGACGGTTTACGGTGACATTGTGAATCTATGACGCAGACGGTTTTTGTAACCAACCGCAGCACCACCGAACTCAGAGATGGGTTTGGTGGGGTCTTTTTTGAATTCATAAAAAACAAGACCGTGGAGGTTCCCCTCCATGTGGCACAGCATGTGTTTGGTTATGGAAGCCCCGACAAGGAACATTTTCTGTCCCGCTTGGGATGGATTAAGTCCCATGCAGAATTACAAACAGGATTGGAATTGCTGGCTCAGTTTGAAATTTCTGAGCAGCAGCCAGAGCAGAACCGCTCCTTACCCTCGGCGGTTAGCGTAGTACCTCTGCGGATTGAAAAATCCGTAGGGGGAAAAGTTACGCAAAGGGCAGCATAAAATGGAAGCAACATGGCAACACTTACTTCCTACCTATCGGAAGTCCGGCGGCTCCTGCACGATGCCAATGGTGTCTTCTGGGACGATGCTGAACTAACGGACAACATTAACAGCGCCCGTGAGCGCGTTGTTAGAGACACAGGGTGCTTGCGTACCCTCCAGATTACCCAAACCCCAATTTCTACCAGTGGCAATGTAGCTACTGCCTGGGCAGCAAGTACGCCTGTTACTGCTGGAGACTACCTGTTCTCTAACATCTTCATTTATGAAGTAACAGTCAGCGGAACTACTGACACCACTCCACCGCCGTACCCAGCCGCTTACGCTACTTTCCCGCCGTCTACTCCGTTCACCAACGGCACAGCAACTTTGCAGTACTCCGGCCCTGCGGAAATAATTGCCTATGCGGCTCTGCCCAATGGGCAGTCCACACTGGATGTTATGAATGTCAATGTTTATTGGGGAAACAGTCGCATACCTTTGCGCTACTTGCCCTGGACTAATTTCAACGCCCAGCTACGGTACTGGCAGAACTACGTTGGAAGACCTGTCTGCTTCTCAATATATGGTCAAGGGCAGATATACATAGCGCCCATACCAGACCAAAGCTACGCCGTAGAGATAGATACGGTTGTCATGCCCACAGCATTGACAGCATCCGCTCCTGATGCAATTGACACCATTGTTTCCCCGTACACCTCTCCTGTGCCCTTCTACGCAGCCTACAAGGCCAAGTACAAAGAACAGAGCTACGGCGAAGCGGAAATTTACAAGCAAGAGTACATGAAACAGGTCAATTCTGTTCAGAACTCTGTCTTCACGCGCCGCATCCCAGACCCTTACTCTAGCCCGTACTAATCATGGCAGCAGCAGAGCAAAAAAAGTCTTATGCTGTTGTTAAGAATTTCACCAGTCTTAACACTAAAGCCAACAGAACTGCCATCAGAGAGGATGAGTTTGCTTGGATAGAGAACGCCATGCCTATTGGGGCAGGCAACATCAAAGTTACCCCATCTCAATCCACAATCAGAGACTCTGGTAATGCTGCCGTTGCTTTTGGCAACACAGTGACCGCGCTTGTTTCTGCCAACATAGATGTCAGCGACTATGTAATTGGTTTTCAGTCAAATGGTGCAGCGCAATATTTCAACGTCACTGCTTCTACAACTGGCAACATTGCTGCTGCGGGCACGTTTTCTTCAACAGGCGTAACCACCGCTCAGTTTAAAAACCAGAAGGTCATCATTGGCGACCCTGATAAAGGCTTGTTCTCTTGGGATGGCGGCAATCTGTCCAGCATTGGTTCTGTAGGCGCTATTGGCATCACCAACGCTGGCGCAGGCTACACCACCACTCCCAGCATTACTATTTCTGCCCCGCAAGAAACAGGCGGCAACGTGCAGGCAACGGCTACTGTTACTGTAGGTTCTGGCGTTGTGACTGCCATTACCCTCACTAACGGCGGTCAGGGTTACACGGCTACGCCCACAGTGACCATCAGCGGTGGCGGGGCAAGTACTAACGCCACAGCATTAGCATCTCTGGTGACGTTTAAGACAGGCACAGTGTCTGTGGTGATGAACACCTTTGGCACGGGCTACTCCAACTCTGCCAACGTCACTGTGACTATTGGTAACGCTACTGGCTACACAACACGGGCCATAGGCAACGCTATTGTGTCCGGCGGTCAGATTACCCAGGTCATCATGACCAACGCAGGGGCTGGTTACACTGCTGCATCCAACGTGACGGTGGTTATCACCGACAGCAGCGGCACACCAGGCACGGGCGCAACCGCTACAGCTTTTGTCAACGTAGACAAGGTTGTGGATGTCGCTACTTTCTCTGGCAGAGCATGGGTAGCTGCTGGCAGGACGGTGTACTACTCTGCCGCCACCAGCATCAGCGACTTCACATCTGTGTCTGCGGGGTCTTTTGCCATCACAGATTCCACTCTGCACGGAAACATCCAGGCTTTGCTGTCTGCCAACAATTTCCTATACATCTTTGGTGATGACAGCATCAACGTGTTCTCTGACTTGCGGGTGTCTAGCACAGGCATAACCCTGTTTACCAACACCAACGTCAGCGCCAGTATCGGTACTAAGCGGGTGTACGGCATTTTTCCGTACTTCCGTTCTGTCCTGTTCATGAACGACTACGGGATGTACGCCCTGGTTGGCTCTACCACCAGCAAGATTTCTGATCAACTGGACGGAATCTTTCCGTTTATTGACTTTACCAAACCTGTCACAGGTGGGCAAGTCCTGCTTAACAGCATACTGTGCGCGGCGTTTTCATTCACCTACAACGACCCGCTGTCATCTGCACGGCCCATCCAAGCGGTGTTCTTTGAGAAGAAGTGGTTCATCACCAGCCAAGGTGCTTTGACATACGTCACCTCTGTTCCATTTGGCGGGGTGATTAACCTCTACGGAACTACAGGCACTGACCTGTACAAGCTGTACGGCAACGCCACAGGCAATGTTTCCAGCACCATCCGCACGGCCCTGATGCCTATGGGTGACAGCATTCGCACCAAGCAGGCGCTGAAGTTTGGCATTGAGGCCACTCTGACCAACGCTTCCAGCCTGTTTGTCACAGTGGATAGCGAGGCTGGTTCTAGCCCTATTTACACACTAGACAACGCAGTCACTTGGTATAACAATAGCTTCACCACCATAACCTGGAAAAACAACAGCAATGCCCCTATTAGCTGGCTAGTTTCCAACGGCTATGCCTTGTACAAGAGTGACGCGCAGCAGTACGGTAAGTACTTGGGATTGACCATTACCAGTAACAGTGCTGGTTTTGTGTACAACACGTTTGAGTTTGAACATGAATTGAGAGTGAGGTTCTAAATGGCAGTTCCTAATATTTTTGGCACGGCTACAGCGGCTATTCCGCTGTCCAACCTAGATACCAATTTTGCTACACCCATCACGCTGGGGAACACGGCTATCCAGCTAGGAAACACCGTTACCACGCTCAACAACATGACGTTGGCAAACGTCACTATCAGCAGTGTAGGTACGGCAATTCCTAACAACTTGCTGGCAAATAGCTCGGTTACGCTGGGTAATACAGTTGTTGCTCTTGGGAACACTGCTACCAGCTTGGGCAACCTCACTGCTGCCAACGTGACGGTGACCAACTACACAGAAACCTTGCAAGCAGTAGGCACAGTTGGTGCATCTAGCACCTTGGCACTGACAACTGGAACTGTGTTGACGGCAACCCTCACAGCTTCTACGCCTTGCACGTTCACCATGCCTACCGCGACTGCTGGCAAGTCATTTATTTTGATTCTGACGCAAGCATCTTCCGGCATGACCACCGCAACATTCACAAGCGTGAAGTTTCCTGGAGGTACTGCGCCAACCATCACGGCAACAGCGTCAGCGGTGGACATTCTGAGCTTTGTCTCCAATGGCACTAACTGGTACGGCAATTACGCACAGGCGTTTGCATAATGTTTGCATCCAAAAATTTCTTTGTCACCAAAAACCCTGGGGGCAGCTACCTAGTCATTGAGCAGTTTCTTGCGTCCGGCTCATGGAAGTGCCCTGTTGGTGTTACCAAGGTGGACTACCTTGTTGTGGCGGGCGGCGGTGGTGCATCAGGAGGTGGTGGAGGAGCAGGAGGCTTATTAACTGGAACAGGGCTGTCCGTAACTGCGGGGACAACTTACACCGTTACTGTTGGTGCTGGTGGCGCTGGTCAAGGTTCAAGCACTATTGGCACAAATGGTTCAAATTCTGTATTTTCATCTATTACGTCTACGGGTGGCGGAGGTGGTGGCCCTTTTTCTAATACCGGAGGAAATGCTGCTGCTTCTGGCGGTTCTGGTGGCGGTGGTGGTGGGGCAGATACCGGAAAAACTGTTGGCTTAGGTGCTGCTGGTACATCAGGGCAAGGCAATGC